GCGTACGGCATCGAATCAGAGTTCATCGGACATCGCGCCGATCTCTGCTTGTTTGATGACGTTGCCTCACCAGAAAATGCGAAGGAGTCAGCTGCTCGTGACAAACTTATTGAAAGATGGGATTCGATGGCTGAAGCGCGTGTCGATCCAGGTGGCCTTCTGGCAGTTATCGGACAAAGACTCGGACCCCTCGACCTTTACGCCCACTGCCTCTCCAAAGTCACCTACGAAGACTTCGAAGACGACTACGACGGATCAGATGTCACCGACCTCTCAGAAGTCAAAGAACCCCTCAAAAAACAGAAATACCATCACCTCATCTACAGGGCCTACTACGAAGACCTCGACACAGGACTCCAAAGCAAAAGGAACTCCAGCCCAGCGTGGCCGAACGGACCGCTCCTCGACCCGTACCGGCTCTCCTGGAAAGACCTCTCGTACATCAAACATTCCAACCCAGCGAAATTCGCGGTCGTCTACCAGCAAGAAGACCAAGCCGAAGGGAACTATCTAATCGAACGAGTGTGGGCAACCGGTGGAATCGGCCCCGATGGGGTGCTCTACCCAGGCTGTATTGATAACGAACGCAGACCAGGGTACATTCCCGCGGGTTTACAGCCCCCACTCATCTCGATAGCCTCCGTGGATCCGAGCCCAACCATGTTTTGGGCTATCCAATGGTGGATTTTCCAGCCAGAAACCAACCTCCGCTTCCTGATTGATGTGGAAAGAGTCAAACTGACCGCTGAACAGCTGTTGGGTTACGACACTACGAGCCGTGTTTATAGCGGAATCATGGAAGATTGGCAGAATCGAGCCTTTCAGATGGGGTATCCGATCTCGCATTGGGTGGTTGAGGTAAACGCAGCCCAACGATTCCTGCTGGCACACGACTTCGTGCGTAAATGGCAGGCTTTACATGGGGTGATGGTCGTTCCGCACACCACTTCACGCAACAAACTAGACGAAAACCTGGGTGTCGAGGCTCTCCTGCCACAGTTGTGGCGTACGGGGCAGGTTCGCCTGCCGACGATGCGTGAGAATTGGAAAACGTTGGCGTTCGTAGAGGAAATGTCGTCGTGGACGCGCGATAAGAAGAACGGGACGGACTTGGTGATGGCTCACTGGTTCGCAGAGTTGCATATGCCGAATCTTGGTCCGGTGAAAACGCCTCCGAGAATGTGGCGACCGTCTTGGATTTAGTGTGTTATCTTGGATACACACGGATCTAGGAGCACATGATGGCAGCAAAGAAGGCAAAGAAGGCGGCACCAAAGAAATCCAGTCCACCACCTATGAAAGATGAGTCGGATAAGCCGTTGCGGGACACCTATCGCCGCAATTTTCCTGTTGAAATGACTGGACCAAACGATGTGGCCTATTTTTCGCAGAAGGTTTGGCGTGGCAATCGCGCAACAAAACAGGAGCGTTTGAAGTACCCCCCGATTGGTTCTGCTCAACGTGCGGCAAAGGTCAAGCGCAAAGAACGATAATTCCGTTTAGTGTGTTATCGTGGTGTAAATGCTGTCCACAGACGAAATCGTTGAACTTTACAACCAGCGTCGTAGGGCACTGGGACCTGTGCACGAGCAGATGCGCCGTGTACGCGAACTCGCGAACGGTGATGTCATTGTACCACTCAACGAGCTAGACAAGAACGCTAAGTCGTCTGTAGCGAACCTGCTTGTGCAAGGTTTGGATCAAATGTCGATGCGTGTCGCATCCACGATGCCATCACCATACTTCCCACCAATGAAGGAAGGTTCGGAGCGGTCTAAGAGTTCTGCTCGTACCCGTAAGCGGGCGATGCTTGCGATGTGGGATCACAACCGTATGCAGATGAAGATGCGTCGCCGCTCACGCCACCTGCTTGGCTATAGCCAGTCGGCTGTTGTATTGAAGCCTGACTTCAAAACGTTGATGCCAACTTGGTCGGTACGTAACCCATTGGATACGTTCGCGGCACCAGTTGATGACCCAGACAACCCGATCCCAGACGACTGCATCTTTTCGTATCGTGTGACTGCTTCTTATTTGATGCGCACCTACGGTGACTTGGTAACGAACAAACTGCGTATGGGTCGCGTCAACGCTGACACCCGTTACACGATGCTCGAATATGTTTCACCATACGAAATCCAGCTCGTCGTCATCGGTTCTGAGGATGAAGCGAACCTGACCCCAGCCGAACGTGCGGGCGTGGACGCGGTAATGGTCGAATACATTCCGAACCGTACCGGTATGCCGTTGGCTGTTGTTGCGAACCGCATCACGTTGGATCGCCCGAAAGGACAGTTCGATGGTGTGCTGGGGATGTATTACACCCGTGCTCGTCTACAAGCGTTGACCGAGATCGCTATTGAGCGCGGTATCTTCCCTGCCGAGTATTTGGTTGCGCGTTCTGGTGAGAATCCTGAGATCATTCAGGTTGCGGATCCTGCTGCTGGTGTCATCGGTATCGTCAAAGGTGGCGACATCCGCTCCGAGCAACTCAATCCTGGTTACAAGACTGACACGGCTTTGGATCGGTTGGAGCGTCAGGAACGGCTTGAAGGTGCCATTCCAGCGGAATTTGGTGGCGAATCCGCTTCAAATATCCGTACCGGTCGGCGCGGCGAATCCGTTCTTTCTGCAACAGTTGACTATCGAGTTCAAGAAGCGCAAACGACATTTGAGCAATCCATTCTGGCTGAGGACAAAATCGCTATCGCGATTGAGAAAGCGTATTGGGGTAACGAAAAGAAGTCATTCTATATTCCTGGTCGCGCCACAGTGGGACAAGATTCATACACGCCGAACAAGTTGTGGGAATCCGATTTCCATTATGTGGCGTATTCGGCGGCAGGCTCCGATGTGAACAGCCTGATTATTGGTCTAGGTCAGCGGCTCGGTACGGGATTGATGAGCAAAGAATCAGCGCGTGAAGCCGACCCGCTCATCACCGACCCTGATCTAGAACATGATCGGATTATTGCGGAAGGGGTGGAGAGTGCTTTACTTCAGAGTATTCAGCAGCAGGCTTCGAATCCTGATGGCCCGTATCAGCCAGAGGACTTGGCGTATCTGACCCGTCTGGTGGTGGAGCAGGATGTTCCGTTGTTTGAGGCGGTGAAGCGCACGGATCAGAGGGCACGTGACCGTCAGGCAGCGATGGCACCTCAGGGTGCACCTGAAACGATGCCAGGGTTGGCTATGCCTGGTATGGGTGCAGAGATGCAGGCTGCTGCACCTGTTCCTGCTGGTCCTCCACCTATCGGTGATTTGCTCGCACAGTTAGGAGGCTGAAATGTCTGACACCCCATACTCGAATCGGAGCGATCTCCAAAATGTGGCTGCGAAAGTAGCAACAGGTCAAACCTACGGTATGGCTAAACAGCAGATGGATGCGCAACGCGCAGTACCGATGGGCAAGTCGCCTGTCGATGTGGCTGCTGCTCAGCGTCCGGTGCCTGGAACGTTGGGTTCGTTGACTCGCCCAACGGAACGTCCGATGGAACCGATCACGGCTGGTGCACCGTTCGGTGCTGGACCGTCACCAACTGCTGCTGGCATCCCGATGCCAACTTCTACTTCCGCATCAGCGTTGGATGAGGTTCGCGCTATCGCGAGCATCTACGGGAATGATGATCTTCTTGATTTGTTGGATGCGTATGGAAACGACATCTGATGTATCTGTCGCGTCAAATCGTCCCAGAAACTAAATCCGCGCCCGCCACCAAACCTGAACCGCAGGTGTCGATGACTCCTGCACAAGCTGAACGGCTTTCGCAGATCAAGCAGCGGGCAGGCTGGATCCCACCCGACTATCAGGTGCAACTCGCGAAAAGTAACGCAACCGATCAGGCTGTTGATGCTGTAGCCAACATGAAGGCTAAGCAGATTGTCGACGATCAGGCATCCGAGGAAGAAGGTGGCTGGTGGCGACGTAACGTGTACGACCGTTTGAAGGCTGGCACCCGTTGGGGTTTCGCTGGTTTGAACTTTGTTCCAGAGTTCGTGCAGGGCGGTTTGGCACAGATCGTTGATGAGGACAACAGTGTTGATGGTTGGTTCATTTCTTCGACGCTCGGCTCGATGATTGAGAACCCTGAGTTGCAGGGTGAAGGGTTTTTTGCTGACGAGAAACTGATGGAGAAGCAGGCTGAACGTGCTCGCCGTTATCGCGGTACGGTGAACGGGTCGGCGTGGACTGTTGGGCGTGGCGCAGCAAATGTGGTGTTCAAAGCGAACTCGAAGCCGTACAACATCATGTCCGGCATTTTGGATGCTGTTGCGATGGTCAAGTTCGATCCAACTGGCCCTGTGACTAAAGGTTTGAAGTATGTCACTAAAGGCAAGAACACTGTTCCGTTGTTCGCTGATGAGGCGACTCGTGCGTTGCGTGAAGCGCTCGAATCACAGGCTGGTGTTACTCGTGGTTTGGCGGAAGCAACTCTTGATGGAACAAAGTTTGATGCGTTCACCCGCACAAACGGTCGCATGGTTCGTCTTGTTGATCGTCTAACAGAAATCAAGAACCCTGTTCGTATTGCAGAAATTTTTGATTACAACCTGCCGAACGAGATGATTACTGCGCTCGCCGACGCAACCGACCCTGATGTTGTTCGAGCGGTATTGGGCGCAGGATGGACTGTTCGTGGAGGTACCGCACTACCGCAAGATATTCGCCTGATTCAAGGAAACCGCGTGGTTTCTGGTGTTGGGGATTTCATTGTTGAACGTGCCCCGTTCATTGACGGTATCCGCAAGTCACGTTTCTTCACCTCAATGGGTGACGCAAAAATCGTTACCCACGGAACGCAGGAAGATAACCGTAACGCAGTCAAATCTATCGTGTCCTATCTGCGCACAGCTGGTGTGGATAATGACACCGTTGACAGTGTTGCGAATCTTGCGTTCCGCTCGTTTACCCCTGGTGCTTCAGATGTTGCCCGTAAGCAGACTATGGATGCGTTCTATCAAACGTTGAAGTCGGTGATGCGGGTCGATGGGATACCAGAACAATCGATTGATGAACTGTTCAATGTCGGTCGCCGCCGTATGGATCAGATGCGCCGATACTTGCAGGATCGTCTTGGTATGCCGTTCGACAACGGATACAAGTCGTATCTGATGAATAAGGACCGCGAGTTTCTCCCTGTTGAAGACATTGAGCGAATCATCAAAGAACTTGGTTTGGAGAAGGGCGGCAAGTCTGCGATCACGTCACCAACCGAACTGGTTGAGTTGTTGGATCGAGCAATCGTTCTGCCTGACTTGCGTGAGGTACGCCGATTCACCCGTAGCAAACTGTTCCGTGACGTTATCGGTGAACGGATGGGCAAGCTCCCTATTACCGCTAAACGGCAGACCCGAATGGTTGAGGTCATCACCGATGAGAAACGGTTCGATGAAGTCACCCGCGAAATCAACGACCTTCTGGAATTGCCGAACCCTGTTGATGCCGACTATGTGAAGTTAGAAGAACTACAGAAAGAACTTGCATCGTTGAAAGCGATGGAGCCACGCAAGATCATCACACCAGATCAACGCTTCGGTCTTATGGCTATTGACTATGTGCAGAACCAGTTGTGGAAGCCGCTTGCGCTGGCTACCGGCGGTTATGTGGTGCGTAACTCGTTAGATGCTCAGGTTCGTATGGCGTTCAGCGAACTTCCATCACTATTCACTCACCCGTTTGAGTACATCAACTTGGTGCTGGGTTCATCGAAGAAGATGACGTTGCGTATGGAGAACTTGGCAAAGGTTCGCAGGGCCGCTAAACCTGGTGAGGTTTTGCCTGAGGGTGTGTTGACGCTTGATGATTTGCGTGAGGATGTGCGTGAGGCCATGACGTTCGGTATGCGTCAAATGGGTTTTGGTCCGTCAGCGTTTGAAAATCATTTGGTTGCGACTGGTTCATTTGACAACGTGAATCGTGGTATGTCGAACGGTTTGGCGTTGCATACGGATGCTGTTGTGCAGAACGGTCGCCGTACTCAGGGTGATCCGTTGCGGAAACTTGCAACTCAAACGTTTGTTGAGATGGGTGGCGTAAACAAAACATCTATTGACATCGCCGCCAACCGTGTAGCGAATGTCATTATGAAGAACCCTGCTATTCGCAGGCAGATTGATGATTTGCACAAGTTCGGGTTTGAGATTACGGCAACCGAGACTGGTCGTAAGGTGCGTACGCCTGCGATTGATCTGACGGTTTTGCCTGAAGATGAACAAATTGCAGCATACCGCCAGTACGCATATCGCATTGTGGTTGGTAATTCACAGATTTTGACTGGTGCTATCCCTGAAGCAGAGTTCATGTATGCGTTCGGATACGTTCCGAAAACATCGGCCGGCAAAATGGTTGGCGCGTTCGAGCAATCTGTTGACGAGTTGACGGTGTTGGAGCGACCGCAAGCTGGGTTTGTGGGTGCGACGGTACAGATGTCGGACGATCAGATTGGTGTTGTTACGCGCGTATCTGATTTGTCTGGTGAGTTCGTGGTTGATCCGTTTGATGGTTCGGTGGTGGAGTTGAAGGGTCTTGTGGCAACTGTTCAGCCTGTGTTCCCTGATAAGGCTTTTGATGCGACCTACGGTTCGCGTGATGCTCGCAAGTTGATTGAGTTGATGCCTGTGTCGGATGATGCGGCTCGACCTGGTTTGCCGATGGTGTTGAAGCGTGAGTTGTTGATGCGCGATGAGCGTTTCCCAGGTCGTTGGGACAATCTTCTTGACGGTATGAATGTTGGTACGGATTGGTTTTTCAATCGTTTAGTCGGTTACACCTCACGGAAGTTGGAACGTTCCCCAGTATTCCGCGAATACTATTACCAGCAGGTGACTGATCTTGCTGGTCGGTTGAAGCCTGAGGATGCTCAACGTTTCTTGGATGACGCAACTGCTAAAGCAAAGAAGGCTGGTGTCAGCATCCAGGATTATGTCGGCGATAAGCAGATGGTGGGCGTTCTTCGTAAATCAGCAGAAACAGCTGGCGACATTAGTTTGGAAGAACTCGATGATTATGCCAAGTTCGTAGCGTTGACTCGCACCAAAGAACTTTTGTACGACGCATCAAACCGCAGCAACCTTGAAGACGTTCTTCGTGTAATCATGCCGTTCGCCCCAGCATGGAAAGAAATCATGGGCACCTATGTCGGGTTTATGAGAGCGAACCCCGTGAACACAGCCCGCTCATTCCAGCGCATCTACACAGGTTTGCAGGGTGCAGACCCAGACAATGACGGGCGCGGATTCTTCTATCAGGATCCGAACACGAATCAGATGATGTTTACTTTCCCTGCATCAGGCACATTGGCAAAGGTTCTTACTGGTTTGGATGCGCCGTTGGAGGCACCGGTGAAGCGTCTGTCGCAAGGTATTCAGGCGTTCCCTGCGCTCGGTCCTATGGGTCAGGTAGCGGCCTCGAAGATTCTCCCGCACCTACCTGAAGCAGAGTTCTTTACTGGCTTGTTGTTGCCGTATGGTTTGAAAGGTCCAGCAACAGCGTTCAACCCGACACCACAATGGTTACAGAAAGCAACACAGGTTTTCACAGCCCCTACAGCCGATCTGGAAACCCAATACGCCAACACCTACATCGAAACAATGCGAGCACTCTCAGCCTCCGGCGACTATGACCTTTCATCGAAGGATGACATCAACCAACTGGAATCGGACGCAAAATTCAAGGCCCGCATCTTGATGGGTTTCCGTGCCCTCTCCCAGTTCTTTGGTCCGACAGCTGGTGCAACAGAGTTCAAGATCCCGACCGAGCAGGGCGACAGGTTCGTGAGCGGACTCATCAAAGAGTTTTACGATATGCAAGCCAACCCTGACATCGGCTACGAGAAAGCGGTCCCAGAATTCCTGCGCATCTACGGTGATGAGGCAGCACTCTATGTGGCATCAAAAACACGCTCAGTGGCTGAAGGTTTAGAGGCAACAAAAGAGTTCCAGGATTGGGCTGACGCTAACGCGGGGCTGGTAAAGGATTATGCGTCGGTTGCTAACTATCTGGCTCCTGCTGGATCGGACTTCAATTTCGCGGTGTGGAGCCTTCAGTTGCAGCGCGGTGAACGTGTCCGGTTGACAGACCGTGAAGTGGTTGAGTTGGCTCAGCAGCGTATCGGTTCAGCTAAGTATCGTGATGCTCGCCGCCAAGTTGGACCGTACCCGTCTGATGCTGCCCGTGACGCTTTGAAGCAGTACCGCGAGTATTTGCACGGTAAATACCCTGGTTTTCCTGCGGTGGCAGAGTTCGAGGTTGGGTCGTTCTACAACGACATTCTTTCGTTGAAGGATCTGGTGGATGATCCTCGTTCGGCGGGGAATGATACGGCTGTTGCGATTCGTGAGTATTTGATTGCTCGTGAGCGGGCTATCGCCGTTTCTGGTGTATCGGAGCAGGGGTTCAAGACTGCTCGTTCAGCTGCTCGTGCTCGTGCTGGTTTGGAGAGTATCGGTATCTCGTTGGCAGAGAAGTATCCTGGGTTTTCCCGTATTTTTGATCGTCTATTAGCATCTGAGGTTGAGTAATTATGGCGACTGATCCGATTGACCCAGCACAGGTAGGCGACGAGGGCACCGACTGGTCGATTTTTGCTGGCGAACAAACCGAGTTTGGTGCCGATTTCCCGTATCAAAACCGTGTAGTTCAAAGCTCTACATACCCGTTCGGCAAAGATATTACGCCTGAACAGGCCGAGGTGATCGGTGCACAGTTGAAGTGGTACGGGATGCCTGGTGGGAAGAAAACCGCACGGGTGTATAAGGGCGAGTTTTTGGTCGATGGTCAAGGGCTGATTGTTCGTGCCCCATACGATGTTCAGGCTGATTCATACAACGAGTTGTACGGGATGAGCGATGCTAAGCGGCAAGCTGTTTTGTCGTTGTTGTATTCGCGTGGGTTTTACGGGACTGGTAAGCCTTCTGCTACTGGCACGTTGGGGAAGGATCGTTCTGCGTTCAAGGAGTTTTTGCAGTACGCAAACTCGAAGGGTCGCACATGGGATGTGACGTTGGCAAATGTGGTGGCTGACCCTAATCGTGTGACGATTGGTGGAGGTGCTCGCTATCGGACGACACCGAAAGAAGATTTGACGGAGTATCTGCGTAAAGCGTCATTGGAGCGTTTGGGTCGCACAATGACGAAAGCAGACATTGATCGTGCTGTGGCGGCGATTCAGTCGCAGGAGGCGTCGAAGGGTCCGCAGGCTCCTGCTACTTCGGTGATGGCTGAGCAGCAGGTTGTACAGTTGAATCCGGATCAGGATAAGGCTGTGAGGTTTCGTCGGGGTGTTGACTTGTTTATGGGATTGTTGGGTCAGTAGTGGCAACAGTTGACGAACTGAAATCCCAACTCGATGAAGCGAAAGCTACACGCGACGACCTCGAAAGTCGTCTTGCGTCTGCTGCGCCTGCTGATCGTGCCACTATACAGAAGCAGTACAACGCCGCCAAGAAAGAAGTTGGTCGTTTGGAGGGCTTGTATGAGGATGCGAAAAAGGCAGCGAAATCCTCTGGAGATATTGCTGCTGGGCAGAAACTTGCATCTGAACGCGATTTAGGGAAAGCAGAAGTCGATATAAGTGCTATCGAGGACAAGGTCCGCAAGGCAGCTGAACGGTTTAGGAAAGACCCGAATAACGACACCAAGTACGCCGACTATCAGGATGCGATGCAACAACTTCATTCGCGTTATTTGTTTTATCAGGCGCGAGGTTTTGATTTTCCGAGGATGGTTGAGCCTGTTCGGGGTGGCGGTTTTGCGGAAGTAGTTCAACAAGAAGCTGCGCCTGCTGGTCGAACGGTTGCGCCACAGAGGGCTACTGCTGGTATGCGTGGCGAAGGCATGGGCGCTACTCCTGCCGAAGCACCAGCAACGCCGACCACGACACCAAGCACCACCCCGACTGCACCGAGCACCACCACTACATCAACTACGCCGACTACCCCTGGGGCACCCAAGAAAGTGGCTAAGCAGGGCAAGGTTGACACTACGGCTGATGCGTGGATGGAGCAATTCCGCAAGGACTACCCCGCATACTCGGATTGGACTACCCAATCCGTTGTTGACTATTTCGGTCAGGACGTGGTTGATGTTTTGATGAAGACCGTTGATCCGAACGTGGAGTATTCGGATGAGGAACTTCTCACACTGTTCAAGCAGACCCGTTACTACAACCAGACGACCGGTAAACAGCAGGAGTTTGATGCGTCGCGTCCAGCTGTGCAGACGCAGTTGTTGTCTGATGCTCGACGCGCAATCATTTCGGAGTACGCGGATTTGAATTTGGCTGAATCTGATCTTGTCGATTTGTCGCGTCAAGTTGCCCGTTCAGGTTTGACTGGTTCAGGGTTGAAGCAGGCGGTGTATCAGTATGCGTTTAGGCGACCATCTGCCGCACCAGGCATGACTGCTCCTGAGACTGCGAAGAACGCTTTGCAGGGCGCTGACGCTGATGAGATTCGTAACTCGCTTCGAGCATACGGCTACAAGGTTTCTGATGCCGAGTTGCAGGCTGCGTTGACTGGTGGGATGTTCAACGGTGTCGCAGTGTCTAAGGATCAGTTGTTACAGAAAGCACAGCGTTTGGCAAAGGTGCAATATGGTCAACTGGCTGACGCGATTGATGCCGGCGCATCAGTCGATGACGTGTTTTACAACTATAAGCAGTATGCGGCACAGACACTTGGTTTGGATCCTTCGCAGATTGACTATATGCGTGACCCGAAGTGGGCTGAGGCTTTCGGTACGAAGGAGACTGGCCCGTTGTCGTTGTCTGAGTGGGTGACGAAGTTGAAGTCTGATTCTCGTTTCGGTTGGCAGTATACGGCTGATGCGAATAAGCAGGCTGAGGATGTGGCTATGTCTATTGCTCGTGCGTTCGGGAAGGTTCAGTAATGAGTGACGTGTTTGATGCTGGGATGAGGGCTGAGCAGGGTCGTGCGCAGGAGGAGGCGGCTCAGCAGGCGAACTTTGATCGTTTCTACGATTTCCGTAACACGCTTGTCACCCCGTCTGTGCCTGCGCCAGAAACGCAACAGACCCAAACCGCAGCGATACAGACTCAACTAGAAACCGAAGCTGCGTTAGAAGCCGCTCAAATTGAGCGCACTAGCCGTCAGCGTGACGCTCGGACCGTTATTGCCCAGATGCTTCAAACCTATGGTTTGGGTGAGTTGGCTGATTACACGTACCGTGAAATTATTGCGCAGGATGTCACGAATCCTGATGTGATTATGTTTCGTTTGCGTGAACAGCCCGCGTATCAGCGTCGATTCTCTGCGAACGCTGCTCGTGCCCGTAAGGGGTTGCCTGAGTTAGATCCTGCTTCGTATATCGGGTTGGAGAACCAGTATCGGGAAATCCTTCGTTCAAGCCTCGGACCCGATATGGCCGAAATGTATGACGCACCTAGCGACTTCAAGGCTTTGTTGGAAGGTGACGTTTCCCCAGCTGAACTGAATACCCGTATCCAGGACGGGTATCGTGCGGTCGCTGACGCTGACCCTGAGGTGAAGCGCCAGATGCAGCGCTTGTATGGCGTTACGGATCAGCAACTTGCCGCATACTTCATTGATCCTGAGAAGGCTGCGACGGTATTGACTCGTCAGGCTCGTGCCGCTCAGATCGCAGCCCGTGGAGTTGAGCAGGGTGGCATCCAGTTGACTGGTGCGCTCGCTGAGGATTTGGCTCGACGCGGTATCACCGAAGCTGAAGCCCAGCGCGGGTTCGCTGAGATCGGTGCGTTGGGTGAGTTGCGTCAAACCTTCGCAGGCGAAACAGCGCTCTCCACCGAGGAACTGGTGGGGGCACAGTTCAACCAGAACGTTCAGGCTCAGCAGGAGTTGGAGCGCCGCCGCCGTTTGCGCACAGGTGAGTTCGCTGGTGGCGGTCAGTTCACTCGCACCACCGGTGCCACATCAGGCGCTATCGAGACAGGTGTCGGCACCGCACAATAACCACCGAAAGTGGTGTGTGCTACACTCTGGGTGTTCCAACAGGGACACCATCGGAACCCCCCGATTTCGATGTGAAAACAAGGGTGAGACTTTGCAGCCATCTGGAACCTCCAACCAGATGTGGGCAGAAGGAGTGAGCCATGTCAGAAGCAAACTTTGAGTTTGATGAGGACGCGGTAGAGCAACAGCCGAAGGATCCCGTTAGGGCACATCTGCGGAAACTCGAAGCCGAAAATAAGGCTTTGAAGGAGCAGGTCGTAGCCAAAGCGGAAGCCGAACGGAAGTTGGCGTTTGTTGAGGCAGGTCTTGATCTGTCGAATCCAGCCGCCAAGTATTTCGTGAAGGGCTATGACGGTGAACTTTCACCGGAAGCAATCCGACAGGCAGCCGAGGAAGCAAGTCTCATTCGTAAGCAAGACACGTCTGGTGAACAGCAGGCGTGGAACAGGGTGGCTCAGGCTGCTCGTGCGGGTGACACAAGCGAACCGGTTGTTGACTACAGCACCAAAATCAAGCAGGCACGTTCAGCCGATGAAGTGATGCAGATCGTGGCTCAGGCGAGAGCTGAAGCAGAAAACCTGTAAACCCCCAAACAAAAAGGAAGTAGCCAAGTGGCTTACACCCAGCAATCATCGCTGTCTGTCGATCAGGCAGCATACGATCAGATCGCATACTTCGCGTTGCGCTCTGAACTTCTGTTCGATCAGGCGGCAGACGTGCAGCCAACCAACCAGTCCATGCCTGGTTCGTCGGTAACGTTCACGATCTTCTCCGATCTCGCAGCAGCAACCTCGACCCTCTCGGAAACGGCAGACGTTGATCCGGTCGCGATGAGCGATTCGCAGGTCACGGTGACCCTCGCCGAGTACGGCAACACCGTCAACACGACCGCCAAGCTTCGTGGAACCTCGTTCCTCGATGTGGATGTCACCGCAGCGAACGTCATCGGCTACAACGCTGGTGACTCCATCGATCAGGTCATCCGCGAAGTTCTCGCTGGTGGCACGAACGTCGTCTACGGTGGCGGTGGATCGTCCGATCCGTCGAGCCGTGTCACGGTTGCAGCAGAAGACATCATCGAAGCCAACGACATCCGCAAGGTGACCGCACAGCTTCGCAAGGCCAACGTCGCAACGTTCAACGGCTACTACATGGGTTTCATTCACCCAGACGTGTCGTACGACCTGCGTCGCGAGACGGGCAACGCTTCGTGGAACGCTCCACACGTCGCTGTCGATACCGCCAACATCTACAACGGCGAAATCGGCACCTTCGAGTCGGTGCGCTTCATCGAAACCCCACGCGCGAAGGTCTTCGAGAACGCCTCGAACGGCACCAGCACCACCGGAACCATCGACGTGTACTGCACCCACATCATGGGTCGTCAGGCACTCGCAAAGGCGTACAGCCAGGTTGATGGCAACAGCGCGTTCCCGAAGGTCGTTCGCGGCCCGATCGTGGATTCGCTCATGCGTTTCAACCCAATCGGCTGGTACTGGCTCGGCGGTTACGGTCGATTCCGTGAGGCATCGCTCCGTCGCATCGAGTCGTCGTCCAGCATCGGCGCAAACAGCTAATTGATTTAGCTGTCCCTCGCAGAGCGGGGAGCATCGGGTGTTTCACCTGATGTTCCCCGCTTTTTGCGTTTGCTACACTTGTCGCGATGTCAATTTCTAACTACGCCGAAAACGCACTACTTGACACTCTGAGGAATCAGTCGTTTGCTGTCACCACCACCTATGTCAAGTTGCACACCGGCGACCCAGGCGAGGCAGGAACTTCTAATGCGGCGACTGAGACAACTCGTAAGTCGGTGTCGTGGTCGGCTGCTTCGTCGGGTTCGATGGCTTCTTCTGCGACTCTTGAATGGACCAACGTCGCGGCAACAGAGACGTACTCACATTGGTCGCTTTGGGATAATGCTTCTGCGGGGAACTGTTTGTGGTCTGGTGCTTTGTCTTCTTCTGCCGCTGTTACTGCTGGGGATACGTTCCAAATCACTTCTCTCACCTTGTCGCTCGACTAGCCGTTAGGGGATAGCCCCTTATGGCTCTAACGATTTCTCAGGCGGGTAGCGCAACTTCTAACACCTCGTCTTCGACGCTGGTTGTTACTCCAACGGTTTCGTTTTCTGCGAATGATGGTGTTCTTGTTTGTATCGCCGCCGATAATTCAACCGCACAGGGCGGTTTGCCGTTTTCGTCGGTTACTGATTCTCAATCAAACACATATACGCTTGTTCGGAGCGTAAAACAGCAAGGGGCATCCCAAAATAATCTTGCCTGTGGCGCTATTTATTTTTGTGTTGTGCAAAATGCGTTGTCTGTATCGGATTCAATCACTGTCAACCTTCTAAATAACACGACCGCAAAAGCCGCC